CATGTTCATTTGTATCCTGGCAAATAAACGATACTCCTCGTCCTCCACTAATTCGGGCTGTGCGAAAACTACTTTTCCGACGAGTTTTCCCTGATCATGACCCGACAGTACAGGGATGGGTAAATTGTCGCGTATGGACGCGTTGAACGCCCCCGGATCGACTATGTCACCGTCCGCGTCGTTGACGCCCATTGTGTTGACATATGCCTCGACAATGCCTTCGGCCTCGTCGACTGCTTTTGCTGATGCAACTAATGTTTTACGAATCATATTTGCTCCTCTGGTTTGTATCCTCTGGGCATTGGCATCCAGTTCAGAGTCCCGTTCGGATGGTCGTCGATATTCTGCGCGTCCTCGAGGCTGTATATCTGGCCGTTGCGTTCCTCACAGGTTCGGCCGTATGGATCGCCGGGGTCGATATAATCATCGTCAGGATCGCCGTCGACGTCGTCCGCCTGTACATACGCGAAACCTTGCTCCTTATAGAACCCGACCGTCGATTGATTCTGGGTTCGCATCACTTCGGTTCTAGCAATCAATCGCGCCCTGTTCTGTGTCTCAGTCAATACCGATCTGATACCTGGGAAGTTATCGTCAGGAACACCCCGCGCCAGTTGTTCGATTGAATAACCGCGCTCAAGGCCGATCCCGATCGCTTTTCCGATTGCCTTCGATGTCGTCCTGTGGATCATCGCCGCCCGTGTCGGAGCTGATGTCAGGATGTTTTGAATTGTCGGTAATTTATCCGACCACGGCAATTCCCCGGCAATGCCGACAGTGTTGATTGTTCCGAATGTCCGTTTGCTCACGCGCCGATACGCCTTCTCGAGTATCGTTGACATATTCCCGGTCTCGATTGGCGGGAGCATATCAATCGGCTGGAATGGATAGTCTTTTGTGGTCGTGGTGTTGCGCTCCATATGGCGTCCCAGGATGCCGTCTACACGGTTCCTGATGCCTCTGAAGTGTGTTTGCACCTGACGGGCTAAAACGTCGGCCTCCTCCTCGCGTTGCTTAATCATCTCGCGCCGTAGAATCTGCCCACGCGGTGCGACCCGCGGTTTTTTTTTAGCCTCGATAATGTGCGAAACTGATTGCTCGACCGGGGCCTCATCGACTGCGACCGTTGCCGATTGTCCTTCGGCGACTTCCATTACCGCCGACGGAACCCGCCTGATCGCGCCTTCGGACACCGCATCAAAGCCCAGCTTTTCGCGGGCTTCGTTCAGCGTGATTATTCCCCCGGTAAATAACGAGTTGACCTGTGCGGTTGCCGCGGCCTGATCGTCGAGAACTCCGCGCATCTGCGCCCAGTCGACCGATAGTGTTTCGTTTCCTGTGTATTCGTCAAATAAATTGCGGTTGAAATATCTGAGGATACGAGCGACCAGCGGCTCGAGTGTTTCGGAATGAAACGCCAGACGCGCCTCGCGGTAATTACTGAACGTCGAACGCTGAAGCCCTACGTTCGCCCCGACCAGAATAGCAGGAACCCCAAAGACCGCGCATATACGCGATTCTGTAAGGTTGTGGAGGTCATTCAACGCCATGTCCTTCGGGCTGTTCGCCATCGGTTGATACTCCGCGTCGTCGTCGAGTATTGCGACCCTGTGAAAGTTGTTAACGCCGCCGAACTGCGACCGCCATCTCGAGCGAATCGTCGACGCTTCCTCCTGGGAGGATAACCGCTTTTTAAGTTTCAATAGCCCGGACGGGACGCCCGCGTTCTGGAAATATACCTTCGCGAAATCGGTCATGTTCAAATCAAGATTGACGTTACGCGATAAAACCTGTAACGGGCTTAAACCGTACAGGTCGCCAGCCGGGTTCGGTAAAGATAGGTGGCACATATTCGCCGCTTCGATTTCGTACCGCTTGCCGCCGACTTCGTAGATGTATGAGTCGGCCCCGTAATCGCCCGCCACAATCGTTACCCTGTCGGGCCGTAGCAAATACAGCGACGACACCTGATTCGACCGGGCGCGTTCCTTGATGGCGTAAGCGTTGCCCGCGACCATTAGATACGTGACCAGTTGTTCAATGAACGAATACCAGTCATGATAAGGATTAGGCTTCGACGTCAGGTCGTAGAGTAAGCCGCGGTCGATCTCGATCGTTCCGCCGTCGGTCGACGGGGCTTGGACAAAATACCGGGGCGAAGCCGCGGCCGTTGCGAGTTCCCTGATACAAGCGTGGACGATTTCGTTCTTGTTATATCCCTCAGATGCGAAGTTCTCATAATTGGAGTCGGGGTATGTAGCCTGTCCGACGTCAAGGTTCAATGGAACCGTCGTCGACAGTTCCTGATCCTGTTTTGTGATCCAGTTGTCCCAGAACGGCAAACGTGACCTCCTCCGACGTTCGGGCTAATTGCCGCGGACACTTCGTCGGGTTCGGCCACTGATGCCAAAAACAATAACACCCGCGCCGATGTTACGTCAACGCGGGTGTTGGTGGGTTTGGTTTTATTTGGTCAGTGTTAACTTGACTTGGATATTGCCGTCATACTCGCCAGTTCGTCCCGTGGCATCCATCGCCAAATTCTTAATATCTCTGTAGTTTTCAGTCCAAACGTTGGAACAAGTTTGGCATCGGCCCAAATTCGAAGGGACTTCGTCACAGTAGCAACCCGATGGAGTTGGAATAGATGCCTCGATGTCAAGCCAGCCGCTTCCAGTTCCTCTACCGTGACTCACTCGAATATCCTGAAATCGATTCGTCCAGTTTAGAATTCTTTTGACTTTCAAATTCTCTGTTCTTTTTGCTGTAGCGTTCATTGTTGTTCTCCTCAGTGATTTGATACATCCAATATATAACAGATGATATATAGGTGTCAATACCCTGACGAGTATTTATAACAGCAATTACGGGGATTCGTTTTTTGTCTTACAGCGCGTACAAACGATCACGGTTCCCGCCCCGGCCTTTTCCGCGAGGAGTTTCCCGCAATTGGAACAGCGCATCTCCTGGGAATCAGTCATCCCCGTACCATTCGTCGTCGAAATGCTTCGGCAGCGCGCCCCAGCGGTCGCGGGCGTGGCCGTACCGTGTCTGAAAGTCGGCCGTCGGTGAGGCATCTCTCAGGCATCGATAGTGCTTATTAATAAGCTCATTACCGCACCAGGAACAAATCTTCGGGTTGTGACATTCGCAGTCGCACCCGGCACAGTCGACATGGCCGCCGTACAGACAAATTAAAGTCGTTACCATACACCGACCCCGACCGCGGCGTTCTGGCCGTATACCGCCAATGCTAGGGCCATGACACAGTCATCATGCAGACCATCCGGGGCGGAGTATCGAACGCCAGTCCTTGTATACTCGAACGCGAACGATTCCAGTTCCGACACGATCGGCCCGTCAGGATATTTGATTTCCGACGTCTGGATCGCGACCGCCAGACCCTCCATTAATTTTTGCTTTGATGTCTGGGAGAAATTGTAGCCCTGCACGTTTGATATCTCACGTTGCAACCGCTCGACGATCGGGTCGCCGACGCCCGTCGAATCAATAACCGCCGGGATCAAACCGATTTCATTGACCAGACGTTTGACGGTTTCCTCCCACGGCCACTGATAGCGGTCGAAACGGCAGACCGTTCCCTGATCGTCGAGGCCGATAACGACCGTCCAGTCAACGGACTTTGCGAGGTCGACACCGTACACGACAGGCGGACGCCCGGACATATCACCGACGCAGGATCGGATTGATCCCTGCCCGAACGGGTTTCCCCCGTCGTCGCTGGGTTCCGCGTAATACAACTCCCTGAACACAGCGTCAGGTAATTGACGCCGTGCCTGTTCGACCTCGTCCGCCTGTACGATCCCGGCGTCGACGGCGTCCTCCGCCGTCAGCTTCGCATAGCCCCATCCCGGTTCCCCGCCTTCGGCCCGACGCGCCATCGAATACGCCCAGTTCCGCCGACCCTTGACGTTGCCTATAATCCGCACAGGCCCACGCGTTGCCGTCAGCGTTGTCCGCACCGCAAACCACGCCTCCTCCCGCATCCTCGAGGCTTCGTCCAGCACGGCCGCGTATACATCCTCACCGTATAAGTTGTCAGGCTTCTCCGCCGACTTAAACGCCAGCGTCGCACCGTTAAGAAGCGTGATCGTCAACTCCGATTCGTTCGCCGTGTAAAGCTCCTGGGATAATCCGCGCTTTAAACGCCTGAACGCTATTTTCGCCTGTGGATAAACAGGACTGATCCACCAGAACGACTGGCCCCGGTAACCATTCATAGCGGCTTCAAGTATCCAAACGATGCACGCCACAGTCTTCCCACATTTTGTTGATCCCTCGATCACGGCATAGCGTTCGGGGCCGAATATCGCGGCCTGTTGTTTAGGATAAAGCCGGGGCCGCTTGTATGTTATCGTCGGTGTTGTCATTTCCGCTTGCCGCCTCGATATTAAATGTAACATCTCCCTGGGTTAACTGGATTGATCGCTGGTCGATTGTGATTAACGGCTCCTGTGGGATAACGCCGTTAATTTCGGATATCCTGTGCATGATCTTCAGAACGGTATTAGTCGCCGCCTCATCGCCTGTCAGGGCCATCGGCCACCATCGGGCGAGTAACGTCGTGTAGCGTTCCATCTGTAGCCCCCGGATTTGATCGGCCGTCCCGACGTGGCGTTCCGCCAGATCGTTCATAGCCTTTTTTAATTGTCTATGAACGTATGCCTTATCAATTGACATATGCGCGGCGATCTGGCGTTCAGTCGCCCCGCCCTTATACAACTCGAGCATCTGGTAACGACGCTCCTCAGTTTTCATTTTTGACCGTACCGACGACGTGTCGTTGTATTTGCGCTTCTGCATTAAGCCTTCACCGCCTTTTCCCCGGTGTAATCCTCCCAGCGTTTGATTGTTACGTCGCAATACCTCGGCTCGATCTCCATCGCATAGCACCGACGGCCCAGACGCTCGGCGGCGATGATGGTCGTCCCAGAACCGACGAAGGGTTCATGCACAATAGAAGAAGGCCTTGCATGGATTGCAATCATTCGCATCGCTACTGAGACAGGCATACCAGCGCCAAAATCCCGAAGCCCCACGCCCAACTTGTTGTCGTGCGTTGTCTCAAACCAACCAGATTGAGACGTGTAATCGCCCGTTATCTGCTCATCTACTAAAGGTATACCGGGTAGTTTCCAAGTCCAGACATGCTCATAATTGGATGCGGCCCTATTCGTCCCGATACAATGCCGACTTGAACCGACGGCGGCACCCGGCTTGCACCATGCACGGCGGGACCATAATGTATAACCCGCCGTGCGAAATACAGGCCAATGCTCCAAGGCCATTGGATATTCACATACCACGTCAGAATTAGCCATTGCCTTACCAGAAATCACGTCCGCGAAATTGACGACAGCAAATCCTCCAGTGTCGAGAACTTCATCACGCCAACGACCCGCCACCAGAGGCAAAAGCACCCGTAAATTCTCCAATGTGTCATCATATTCACCATAATCTATCCCGACTGCATACGGCGGAGACGTGAACACGCAATCTGCTTTCAATCCGTCCATGAGAGCGACGACGTCGCCCTCTAACGTGGCGTCCCCGCACATAAGGCGGTGTTGCCCCAGACTCCAGATATCGCCCCGCTGAACCGTCGGCACGTAATCGTCTGCCTCGACATCGTCCACGGCATCGCCCACGTCGAAGCCCTCGTCAGGTGGTTCCGGGTCTGTAATCGTCAACGGCTCATAACCATCTGCCAGCGTTTTAAGTAATGCGTCAACCGTGTCGTTCTCAGATGATACCGCCGCCAGTAAATCGGTCAATCGTTCCTCGTCGCGCCCGGCCATAGCCGCCAGCGGGTCGAGCGTTGCCAGCATCAGGTCGGCTTCCGCTTCGTTGATGTCCAGCACCAGAACCGGGACGTTTGAGTCGGGCGTTGTTTCCGCCCTGAGATGGCCATCTACTAGCATGAGGCCGTCAGGCGTTTCGCGGGCGATCAGGGCATCGGCATACCCGACCTCGGCTAACACGCCGCGTAAGGCGTCCTGTTGCGCTGACGGGTGCGTTCGCCAGTTCTTCGGGTTCGGTATTAACTCCGACGCCCGGACGCGCCTCAGTTCCTTGATTCGATCTCTAATCTGCATCGTTCCTCCTCTTGTGACAGTATTCGCACAACATCCCCCGCGCCTGGGAATCCTCCAAGCTGCCGCCGATATGCGTTCCCCCGAAGTATAGTCCGCAACTCCCGCAACACGGGTGATCGTCCTGTAATTGATACGCCCGCTTACCGATCCGCCCCAGCCCCGATCGTTTCCGCCATGCGTCCCCGGACGGCCGACGTTCCATGCGTGATAACAAGTCATCGACCTCGTCGCAAATCCCGCACGTCGGCAACGGCCGGGGGGCTGATGTCGGCGACTGGCGCGTTTGGCGGCTCACGCTGATTGCCCATTCGCTGACAGTCCAGATACGGCGTCGACGGCTTCGAGGCCCAGCGTCGCGAAAATTGCATCGACATCGCGTGGATAATGCCACAAAAACGACTCGATATGGGGCTGTTTGGCCAATGCTTCGAGCCATTCTAATTGTGACGCGGTCGCTTTTGCGCGGCGTTTCGGGCGGTCAAATTTAAGCTCCGCGATAATGATCCGGGGTCGTGGTTCAGTGCGGCATATAACAACGTCGGGCCATCCACTGTCGGAGCGTTTCGATAAATGCGTATGATAAAAAAGTTCCCAGCCTGAAAGCTCGGCGGCAGTCCGCACCAGCTCAAGGAAATCGCGTTCGTTATTGATCGCCTGTCGAAACATATCGCTCCTTCGTCAACGTCCGACGCTTACGCTAACGTAAGACGTCATGTATTTGACACACCCCCCCCTAAAGGGGGGTGTGTCAACGTCCTCTTATTCTTAATAAAACTGTCAAGGTTGATTGTCAACGTCAACAGGTTGACTGTCAACCTTCGGGCATGGTTGATTGTCAACGTCGGGTAGTTGACAGTCAACATCAACGCGGGAATTTTTCCTCTATCGCCTTCATGGTTTCGCGGTCGATGAGTCGCCGGGGCTTGGGTTTTTCGCGGTTGATGACAGGCCCGTCGAGTCGCCAGAACTTCTTGTTATTGATGTCGAAACCCCTGACGACTTTTTTGTGATGCAAGAACCGACCTCGACTTCCTACCGCTATAGCCCTGTCGCACAGGGGGCAGAGCTTCCTGGGACTCATATCAGGGGACGGGCCTGACAGGCGGGATACAAAAAAACCGCCTTTCGGAGCGCGTTTTGTACTCTGCGGGCATTGACCCGGAAACTCCCACGGGTTCGGAACAATCGCGGCGGTCAGGGATAAATTAAACCTCCCGAACAATGTCACCGCGTACGGGCCGAATTTCTTACGACGCCGCCTTCGCGCCCCGGCCTTACGGCCGAAGGAAAATCTTTTTAAAAACTGCATCATTCGTCCCATCCGAGTGCCTTTCTTTTAGCTTCCCAATTTTCCACCAGTGCCTCTTCAATCAGGTCTGTAAGTTCTTCGATTGTGAACCGTTGAAACGATGCAAATTTGGGGTCTTCGCTGTTCAGTGCTTTGTCTGCCATCATCACAGCACCAATTCTCACTGTCTCTCGAGTGTCATCGTCTATGCTCCATGGATGTTCTAGATTATCTGATATGCTCATTCTGCCTCCTCTCTTAATTTTCGTATAGTTTCGATTAGATCGTCGCATTCCCCGGACATCCAGAACGGGTCGTCCGACGGGATATCCTTAAGAACTGCGATAATCATTTCATGCGTTCCCTGATGACATTTACATCGACAGGCCGAAACCGCACAGTCGAGATGCCCGGCGTCATAACAATGACTGAACGGTCGGAGCGATCGCGACAGGTTCATGCTCACAATAACGCCTCCTGGACGCCGTCCTTCGATATCGGCCACCACGTCGAATGACTCCGCCCGCTGGTTTCCCAGACCCGGACGTCGCCCGCGAAAATCATTCCCATATTCTTTAAATCACTGATGCGTTTGCGTGTTTCCATCTGACCCAGTCCTGACTCGTCCCCGACCTCGCCCGTAGTTAGCCCCGGTTGCGATTCTATGACCCCTAAAACGACCGACAGGTGTGTTACCCTAGACCCGCCTTTATTGATGGCCTCCTCCGCCTCAAAACTGGTCTGAGGATTGTCGCGGCGGCTTACCGCTGGCGGACATACCGTCCGACCGTCGCCACTTGATAAGATTGTCATAATTTCCCCCCTTAAACTCCGCACATTCCTTCGCATTCTTCACCGAACATATCCAGTTGACCCCGATCCTGTTCGGTTGATAAATCAACCTCGTCCAGCGGGATCATAGAAGAATGTAAGAATCCTGCATTTCGTAAATGAAAAATATTTGATTCCCCGCTACGCATAGCATGATCGAATTCAACGGCGTCCGACCAGCTTACAGGGTCTTGATCGCGCATTTGTCTCCATTCTTTATCGTTTCTATATGGACAACCGATACAGGCACTCCTAGACAATGTGCGGCCGGGATAATGTTTCGAAAACCATTCCCTGCATTGATGGCGCGTCATTCCCAACTCGATCAATGGATATCTATTTATAACCCACCATTTTCGACTGTCCTTCATGCGTCGTATTTCGTCCCGGCTAATACCCATCCACGATTCAACGACCGTGTCTTTCGGTAATCGTTGTCCTTTTTTATAACCCATCAATTCTCTGACTTTTTTATATATAGGATCAATTTTGTAATCTTGCGTACATTGCCGACCAATTATTCCGCCTTCGGCATTGTTTATAAAAACAGGCATCGATGGCGACTGACACCCGTTTAACGTGTCAAGGGACATCTTTCTAATATCTCCATATGACACCCTGTAAACAGGAAACGAAAGTTGTTTTTCCAGCCAGTCGAGATGCTTATATATCTGCGCGGGTTCCCACTGAGTGTCAGCAAAAATGGCGAAATCTGGTATCGGTTTAATTTCCCCCCTGCTTGCCATCAACGCCAAAACTGAACTCTGAACCCCAGCACCAAGGGAGATATACCGCAATGTAGGTTTTTCGGGCTGGTTATACTCCCAATAGCTCTGTTCGACCATAATTCCCCCCCTGAGAAGGCGGGACGAGCGTTATCGTCCCGCACTCCTTGCACCGATAAATTTTTTTATTCGATCGCTTTAATTCCCTGACCACGGCGAACCGTCTGCACCTGTGGTTGTAATACGTGTCGGGCCTCATCGACAGCGCGTACATTTCCCATCGGAGATGTCCCATGACTCGCATTCGGGACACGTTTCCTCAAATCCTGTGTATTCGTTACACGCCCCGCAGATTCCCTCCGCCGACGAATGCTCCTCCGCCCCGCAACAAACGCTTAACAACGGCAATTCCTCCGCGACAACTGGTTCGTTTATATTAGACATATGTCCTCCTTTTTTTGTTGTTTATATCCTCGACGCTAATGTCCTGAACGCTAATTCCGCCTGATGCGGGACGACCGAATTTCCCAAAGCCATTAGAGAAGCCACCCGATCCTCGACTTGCCCAGCATCATCCATTCGACGAACCGCGGATTCAACCTCATACATTTGTGGTCGTGCTGGTGGCTCGTGCTTGCACGTTGCCGGGGCGAGTTCTGGGAACTGTTTAATAATTTCCTCCCATGCTGGGTCGTCTGGGCCGGGCGGGAATTCCCCAACGCCGTTGAAAAACCTTTTTTGTTCTTGGCCCGCGTCGGTTCCCCGACTATCGCCGGGTGATTGCTCAGTCCTATATGACCGTAGTTCGGGGCGTTTGAAACCTTCGACCCCTCGACCGCTGTCGGAGTCGGCCATTTGGACATCGTCAAATTCGCTTCGGTTTCGATCCTCGTTTTCGGGTTCCCCGCTAAATATTCCGCCTCGACTACGCCTTTGTGCATCACCGAACGGGCGATAGGCCAAAACAAAAACCCGTTCCCTTTTGTGCGGTGCGCCCGCTTGCGCGGCGGTGAAGCAATCATACTCGATATCGAACCCGCTCGAGGCCAAATCTCCGAGAATTCGTCCGAAGTATTTGTGAACAATGAGATTTGATACGTTCTCCAGGAAGACCCATTCGGGCTGTAATGCGCGAATGAGTCCGATCGTCTGGGGCCAGAGGTTTCGTCCCTTTTCGTCAAATTCGCCTTTGCCTTTACCCGCCCCGCTCCAAGGCTGACAGGGGAACCCGCCGATAAGACCATGTGTTTTTCCAGCAAAGATTTCTGCCGGGAATTGCTCAATGTCAGAAAAAATCGGAGCAGATTGTAAATACCCTTCGAGCATTCTTTGCGCCAGAATGCGGGCGCATGATGCTTCCCTTTCAATGTAAGCGATTGTGCGAGTTCGGATAGCGTTTCCGACCCCAATGTCGAGACCTCCGATTCCACTGAATGCGCTGATGACGGTATGTATATCCACAAATTAACCTCCTTAAAAATCCAACTGGGACAATTCCCAGCGGCCGTCGTTTGTTGCAAACCGATCGTCCCGCGACAACGTCTGTGTAATCGTGTTTTTCGATGTTAATGTATCGGCCGACGTATCGTTTAAATAATCGGTTATTTCCTGAGTCGACATCGGCCCCTGTTCTTCTATCAATAATTTTGCCCGGTCGGCGTTTCCCTGTGTCCGGGCGTGTAATGTCCTGTTCTCCTTTATGTCGATTGTTTCCATCAAACAGCCCTGATCCCAGTTGATCCGAAACGCCCAGTCCGACGCCAGTCGACCCATGTTCGTTTTCCTGTGGGCCAAAACAAAGTCCGTGTATGTGGCGTTTTTTTTCTGGTCGGCGATCAGCTCGAATGTATCCCGCGCCCGATCCTTCCAGACCGTCGAACCGAACGGCGACGATGAGGACGCCGATTTCGCCCCGGATGACTCTTTGGTTACATGGGCGATGATAATCGTCGTTAGATCGCGGCCAGACGGCTTTATAGCCCTTAACGCTGTAAAGAATGCTTGCGTCGTCGCGACCTTTTCAGCTTCGCCGCCGCAGGCAGGGATCGCGGAGTCGATCAGTATCGTTCCGATGTTAAGCCGCGATATCTCGTCGGACAATGTCTTGACGTTATCCTGTAGACTCCCGACCATCTCCTTATAAAACACCATGCGACCCCGGACATCCTTCGCAGGGGCGTCTGGACACTTGGGGTCGGGCCACGCGCCCGGCAGAATTTGTCGGCCTCGAAGGATGTCCAGACCACGCCATCTGGCCAGCTGTTCGTTTGTTTCCCAGTCCAGCCACAAACAATTCTCCTGACGAACCGACCCCGCGTCAATTTCCCGGCCCTCGCGGGCGTCTGGGATCGGCGTTCCGCTGTGGATACTCTGGAGGATATTTAAGCCTAGTATGGATTTTCCGATGCCTCCCGGCCCGTATATGATAGTCGGAACAGACCGCCATAAAAACGACTTTTCCTTGTCAATTGACATCATCTGGATCAATGGTTCGGTTTCGGCGACCGAATCCAACGCGACCGCCGGGCTACCTTCCTCGAAGGCTTTTTTGACGAGGCGCGTTAACTGTAAAAGCCGTTGACGCCAGTCGGGACGCATCGAAATCGACTCGAGTTCGGCGACGACGTTCCGCCATGATTTGGTGATAAAAGTTCGCACCTCGTGGACGAACGGGTCGTTCAATGACCCGAAATCCTCGATCGTTATTGTCGCCTCTATATGAGCTTTTGACTTTTCTAATTCCCCGCAAGTTATCTTTACACCCTCCGCCCATTCGACTACGAAACTCGTCCCCACACGCTTGACGACGGGTATTGTCAGTTGATCGTTCATAACGGCGCACCGCCCATGCGTCGACGGGGCTTCCGGGATTGATCGGACGGCTTTTGTTCAGGACGCGGCGTTGTCTGCTTGCCCAAACCGATATCCCTGATTTCGCCCATCAGGTCGTTTAATATCCCGCCGAAATCCTGTAGCTCCTTAACCTGTTTTGTAATTTGTTCGTTCTGCTTATTTTCTCGACCGATCCGATTTAATGCCGCTATGCGTAGGCAGAACGCGTCCCAGCCCATATGACGCCCACTGGGACGCGTTCCGCCTTCGTCGTCGATCGTCATGTCCCAATCGTGAATATTGCAGACACTCTCCGAACAAATTAAATTTCCGCCTACCAATCGACGGCCGCCTTAAACAAATCGACCAGACTCGCCGCCGTGTTGCCGTCCTTCGATAAATACGTCGCGGAATCCTCGTAGCCTTGACCGTTTAATGTTTGCTTTAAGTTTTCCGCACTCCAGCCGACCGGGTCGTCCTTTTGGCGTTCTGAAACATACGCCCGCATATCCTTTTCATTCTTGATCTGCGATCCCGCATCCTTCGGTGTTTCGTCGTCCCTGACATCGACCACGACCGCGCCTTTTTCAACCGCCGCCTTGACCATAGGACTATCGATTACTTGTCCCTCGAAACGGTCAAGGAAACGCTTGTTCAAATGGTCGGCTATTAACGACTGATTATCTAAAAGCGCGTATATATCCTGATCCGCCGACGACTTGGACATTTCAACCACTACCCGCAACGCCTCGCGGTCGTTGACCGCCATTGCTTCTGCCCTGAACTTTGCCGCATAGTCGAACGCCACCGGGCCTGAATTAACAGCCTTTCTAGCCCCTGTAACGAGTTTAAAACTGTGTCCGGGGTCAAACTCCTGATCGGTAGTTTGTGCCGTCGCGGCCGTTCCGCCCGGCTTAAACGATATCATCGACCATTCGACCTGCCACGGGGCTTCCGACCCGTCGATCTGGTTCGTGTCGAATGTGCCGTCTGTAACGAATCTTTTTTGTCGCGACGTCGGGTTCATAACTGCCGAACCCGCCTGTCCGACCAGCGGCGATCCGCCCTGGGAATCCGACCAGCGGACAAACCGAAGCGGGTTATCCAAACTAAAACCGCACAATTCGCCGACGATCTGAACGTCTAACGCTGTATGACCCTTGCGCCCTGTGTCGACGACGACAATCTCGACTCCTGTTTCTGCCTGTTCTATAAATCTAACCACTAGAGTTCTCCTTAACTAATGTTGCTCCGCGCTCCTCGCGAACCCTTTTTTTCAAGTCTTTTTCATACCGACGATACGCCCGGCTATCGTGCCTGATGCCTGTCGGTAATTCCCGTCGGGTAAACGGCTTGCGAATCAATATGGCCGTTCCCCATGGCGTTGACTTCGACTTCGTTTCTCCCAGCGCATTTTTCTTCAGCAACTGGTATATTCGCGCCTTAGTAACGCCCAATGCTTCGGCCGCTTCGGCTACCGTTCCCCAATTGTCCCGTACCATTTTTACCACCTCCAATCTGTAAAATCATGTTTCTCAATACTACCACAGGTGCTATACAACCGCATAGCCCCCGCCAGAATTTGGACACAAAAAAAGCCCCGACCCAAAACGGGCCGGGGCGTGTATTCGTGTTTTCAATCCTCCTTCGTTTCGATGTCGTTTATAAAATCCTTAAAGACCTGACTGTCGTCGAAGTCCTGTTCCTCGAGCCTGTCTAACAGGCCCCAGCCGTCTAGAGCGGCGATGAATGCGTCCCTTGGGATAACAGCCATCAGACGCTCGTCGGACATCATTATCGCGAACGGCTCGTCGCCCAGGTAACCAAACATGAACTCGATCATCCGACCCGAAAACGGTTCCTGAAAACATAGCTTCGGGCCTTTTTCCAATCGCTCGAAAAATCGATCTTCCTCATTCATTAATCGCCTCCTGAACCGCCCGGACGTGCAGACAAAACGTCAGCGTCGTGTTGATAGTCGGCAGACAGTCATTGCAGACCCATCCGAAGTCGTATCGATGGACAACGACCGACGCGCTCGACGCGCTTTGCCCGACCGGGATCGAGCCGTCGGGCTGTACTAAATATGTTCCCTCGATCGGACACGTAATAATAGTCATAACTCCTCCTTGTTCTCCTTCGTTGATTGACG